AACAAGTCAAATTAAACAAACAGCAATATGCAAATCAAATTTGGGGATATGTCCCCTATCGTTGTTAAAAACAACAAGCCAACTTCAAACCAGAAGAAGGACAAGGCAAAAGATCGAAAAGTGCATTCCGATGGCCTGGAGACCAACGGATTTACGCGCTATGACTCCAATGTCGAATTCGTGAACATTCGCGCCAAGGTGAACGTGACCCGAGTCAAGGACGACTCCGATTGTGGTATCGGAGTCGCTAAAGGGCCACTAATTGCCGGCGTGCCAGTCACAGTTCCCCGAAATGATGCCGGGGCAACTGCGCATGCAATGAAGAAGCGTTGCGACTTTAAACCAGAGTGCCCCTCGATGGAGCATTTCAAGGTGGGTCACGCAATGCTCATGGAAAAAGTTCCTGTGATGCCGACTATCGTCGTGACACAGGACATGTTCGAGGAGTATATTGGACAATATACTCCGGACAAAGCTGCGCGGTTGGTTGCTGCTATTCGAGCAGACCAACTCAACTATGACGGCGACACCAAGCATGTGTTCGCGAAACAGGAAGTTCTCCTAAAAGAACACGGCTCCGCACCCCGCGTTATATATCAGGGTACAGATATGTATAACGCAATCAGTGGGGTGATCGTCTGTGACTCAACAGACGCATGAAATCCGTCTTTTCGAAGACCAACCCTCGAAATACAGGCAACGTCGTGTTGTATGCCTGTGGTATGAAAAACGAGGAGATTGGGGACGCGATTGAATCCGATGGAGGCGTGGTCGTGGAGAACGACATGAAAAACAACGATGGGAGTCAAAGCGCGCAATTTCGCAAGTATGAAGCGATGTTGTACGCAAAATTGGGTGCCCCCGCGTGGTTCGTGCGAGAATTCGCGAAGAACTTACAAGTTCGAGTCTGGACGCGATATGGTATCGCGGGCACAGTCCGTGGACAGATGTGGTCAGGAGTTAACAACACCACAACTGGAAACAGCTATGTAGGCATGGTTTTGATATTGGCAAGCGCTAAGGTTGCCGATATTGAATGTTCGACGAACATACACGGGGGAGACGATTACCTAGGGATCGTCCCAGCGGGCAAGGAGGAGCAATTCATGCAGGCGTTGAAGGTTGTTGTCCCTAGTGTTGGGATGACGCCAGAGCCTGTCCTCCCGAAGTCGCGAGAGCATGCCACGTTTTACAGGAAACGGTATGTTCGTGGGGTGAATGGTACTCGTGGAGTTCCACAATTCGGGCGCGTGGTGGCCAAGCTCAACCTCCGAGCAAATCAAAACAAGGAGGTGAGCGATCAAGATTACATGGCAGGCAAGTATTTGTCTGCCGCGTATGAACACCGATACGTGCCCGAGCTGCGGGACTATTTGCGAAAAATGTCTCACCAGATGAGTGAACGTCCGCACTTAGACCTAAATACCAATCGTGAGATTGGTTTAAGTTCGGTTTCGGAGATCAACCGAAGAATTGATCAAGTGCAGCCGATAGACTCGGAGAGCTTCCAGCGTTTTATGTACGCTACCTATCAGATGGGCGTCGATGAACTACTCGACGTCTATCGCAGAGTTGGCGAAGGTGCGATTGACTACTTGGACAATTGGACTTACGTCGATAAGCGCAAGAAGGTGGTCACAAAACGCGGGTACAACCCCCCCATGATCGGGGGCCCGTCGGCCGAGCAATTAGTCAAGGTGGATCTTGGTTATGCTTAAATAGTCCCAACCCTGGAGTTTTTGGAATAGGCCCGCGCCGAACCACTTCCCTCTAAC